TTGTCAGTATAATTTTCATTCGCTGATTACATAAATTATAAGAACAAATATTATTAAAATTAAAACTATTTTAATAAACATATCTCTAAATAATTTATCCTCTCGTTTTTTTATTTCACGCATTATAGCATCATGCCTAAATTGTTGTCTAATCTTTTCGTGTTGTTTGTGGTAATAATTTATATCCATATTTCTACACATTGTCCCAAAGACTCGCTGCTTTTCTAACATAGTCATCTTGAATATCTTTCCACATAAAACCTGAAAAGTCTGGTGGTGGTATAATCTTTGCCATTTCAAATGGATTGCCTTTACAAAGATAAACAAGATTCTGTCTGATCTTAGCTTTAATTAAATCTTGTTGAATTAAAAATTCCATGTACTCAGGAGTTAGCAGTTCGCATGTATCTGGAGTAAAGACATTGTAACTATCTTGATTAACATACAAAAGGTGTGGAGTTTTTTTTGTAGCATACCAATAGAAAGCACACTGCTTTAAATGATTAACATCAGGAGTCTTTGGTAAGTATCCTTTGATCCAACTAAAACCAGCTTTAGTATCTGACTTTCTTTTAGATCTATGTTTAGTTTTAAGTTCTATAAATTTATTTTTATTATCTTCGTAATCTATTCTGCCGATCTTTGGCAAAACAATATCTTTAAATTTATGTGAGCAATATCTTTCGCTGGCTGACTCATCTCCTAAGCCAATGTCTTGAACTGCTTTAACAGTTATCTTAATCATATCTGTTAAATAGTTTTTAGTATCTTCGTGTTGTTCTTTATCAGCTTCGTTGTGTGCCTGGTATTTATCATACTCAGTAAGTTCTTCTTTGATGATAGTATCTAAATCTTTTTTCTCATTTAGAATTTTCTTCTCAGCATCAAACATATACTTAGATACAAATCTTTGTGATGCTCTACCAATGGATACACCAGCAGTCATACGATAACTAATGTTCATTAATCTACGATCTTCTTGTGTGAAGTGGCAATATCTAACTAGCCAATCTGAGTCTGATAATGCTTCTTGTGATGGTGAACTGTGGTCCAGATTAAGTTTCTTATAATAACTTAATGCTAAATCCTCATCTATATTTTTAATAGACGAGATACTATTATTCTTTGTTAAATCAATAACCATATATACCTCTCATTGTTTCCGAGCATAATATTTATAATAACCTTTATGTCAATAATAATATTTGACATTAACCAATAAGTTTATATAAGCAAATTAAAACAGAAAGGTAAAAATGAAAACTAAATTTGATAAACAAATAAGAAAACTATTAGCTGCTTATCATAGAGCATTTGATTGGCAAGGAAACAGAAAGAAAGGTAAGAAAAAATGAAGCACAAACTAACGCAATATCAAGAAGATAAGAAATTATCTAATAAAGATATGGCAAAACTATTAGGATTAAAAGGAACTAATCCCACAGTTACTTTGTTGAGGTGGAAAAACTGTCAGCGTATTCCGCATCCAAAGTTTATGAAACAAATAACTAAACTTACAAACATTACTCCAAACAATTTTTATGAGGCATGGTATGAGACACATAAACTATGATAAAGTAATTGTTGAGTGGTTAGACATTAGTTCTGATGGCTGTGATGAAGCGTGGAATACTGAAGAACAATTAAAAGATTTAGTTCCTGCTTTATGTACAACTATTGGCTATCTTTATGAGGATAATAAAGATTGGATAAAAACATTTGCCACATACAGTTTTAATTCTGATCAGACTTTAGACTTTGGAGATTGCGTATGTATTCCAAAAGGCGTTGTTAGATCTATTAGAAAGCTAGAGAACTAATATGATTGATCAAGAACTAACAGTTGAGATTGTTTGCGAGATGTATGAAGAGAAGATCTTGGTATTAAAAAAAGAAATAGATCGGCTTAACGAAGAGGTGCAAGCTCTTAATCTAGAACTTAAAAAAGAAAAAGAAAAACATAGAGAAGATAACTATGATGAACTAGGTTATTGATGTCATTTTTAAATCACAACATTCCTGTATGGAAAGCCAAAGTCAGATTAGAATATTTATACAATAAAGAAAAACACATTGGCGAGGAAGAGCTATGTCTTATTCATTCCATAACAACATTAGAGGGTAGAACTCCATTGTTTAATATTATGCTACCTAATGGTGCTAACTATGCAAGGCTACCGATCACAGCTTTTTTTTCTGATCAGTATCAAAGAAAGGATGTAATAGATTTAGAATTAAAACAAACTGTGTATTGGGATTGCTTATCTTACTATGCTAATGTTATTGAATACAATGCTCTAGCCACATCACAGTGTAAGTTTATTGATCGCTTTAATAAATTACATAGAGCTAACTATTTATTTAGTATTGACTACTGCCAACCTGATATGAACTTATTAAATATAACTTACAGTGAGGTAAGTGCGGAGCATAAACACCACCATATTTTAGAATTGAATAAAGATGATGAGTGGCAAGGCAATTTCGCACTCATGCCAAACAATAAAATATTATTTAACTTACCTAACTTTACAGTTAAAGATCAGATACCAGATTATAAAACTAATATGGATTATCCAAGCGTTGAAACAGATAGTTGGAGTACATCAGATGACGACAGTTTCTATTACAAAATTAAAAACTAATGGCAAGATATAACTATTTCGTAGGTGGCTTTGGAGATTACTATTCCGAGTGGCATAGGAACAAATGCGAGGGTATAGGTTATATTGATATTGATCAGGTATGTATTTGTATTAACAAAGGATGTTGGCAACCACTAGCTATAGTTGAAACTGTGTATGATACAGGTAAAAACTACAACAAATACACAAATGTTGTACAATTCATAGCCAAAGGCTTAAATATACCCTGTTTTTTGCTATACTATAAACCTATTGGTAGTCAGGGTAGCCTAGAGTTTAAGGTTAAGCGTTTATACCCTGTTAAAAGCGATTTAAATGCTATTCCTGAGGAGGTTTGGTATAACACTATGCTACAGTTGCAATTACAGCACAATAAACACTGCAAACATATTAAATAATGCCAAAATATAAGCAACATATTAGAATACCAACTGCTTTATTTGATCATCCTGGCTACAAAGGCTTGGCAGATAGCAGAAAGCCTTATGCTTTAGCGATCATTGTTATGCTTTTAAAGTATGTAAATCAAAAGAAAGGCGAATGCTATCCAAGGTACTCAAAGATCAGAAAAGATCTGGGTTGTAGTAAAAAAACCCTAACAAACTACATGCACTTGCTTTGCACTGCTGGACTGATTAAAATTAGGCGGCTTTCATCAACAAACTTATACACAATTAACCCTATTTTATTGATTAATGAAGTGTACGAGGTACAGGAGGTGGGGAATATGGTACACATCAGTGGCGTACCTAATGCACATATTAATAAAACATATTTAAATAAACATATATTATTAACTAGTAATAAAATGGATAATGATAATAGAATAGATGATATTATAAATAGGTATAAGAATGATAAAAATGTATTGATTAGTACATTGTCTAAATTCTTGCAGACTACCCCACTTGCCGAGCATAACAGACTATTAAATAACCCAACATATAAATGGTACATGAAGTTGGTGTTGGAATATAGACAGCAAGAGTTGCGTCAGAAAAAGCTGTTGCCTGAAACTGTTGCCAAGCAAAGAATAACAGAGGCTTTAAAAAATAACAGTAAGAAGCGAAGCGAGAGATACGTTGCTCGTGTAAAGTATAACAAAGCCAATGGTATAAAACCTTGGGAAAATAAAAAATGATATGGCTATGCTCAGTAAACTTCACATAGAAATATGATATGGGAGGAAGACCAAGCCGAAAGATCTTTTGCATGGGTAAATCTAAGCATAGGAATTATGCTCCATGTTTAGCCAAAGGATATCCAACAGGTAAGTTTGATCATGAGGGTAGGAACATTTATAAATGTAGGTTTCATGGAGGTGGCAATACAGATTACTTTGGATTTAAGGAACGATCAGGCAGAGGTGGTTTTAAAAAGATTGGATATGATGACGAAAGTAGGATAACAGTTCTACAAAAACTCAAACAATTTAAAAATGACAGAAGCAAAGCCGAGCAATATTACTACGAAACAATCAAGCCAAAACTTATTAGCAAATCCTACACTAGCCGATACATTCATAGAGCAGATCTACGCAGGAGTGCAAGTATCAGAGCTATTAAAAGCAAACAATCCTTATCAGATCAGTTTGATGAAATTTTACTCCGAGTTAAGAAAGCCAGAGAACAAGGAATTTAAGGAACGATTTGAAGAAGCAAGAAAGATTGGTGTTCAGACACTTGTTGAAAAACTAATTAATATTTACTCATCTACTGATAACATTCCTGATCCTCAAACAATCATGTTTTTAAAAGAAAAAACCAAGTTCTTGCAGTGGTTAGGAGAGCGAATAACTGATCTTTATGGTGTCAAATCCAAAGACATGATTAATAAAGGTACAGTTAATAATAACATAGTCGTATCGTGGCTTGACTCGCCAGAACTTCAGAAGCGTTATGAAATACTAGCCGAAGAAAGCAAAGAAGAAGATAAAATTATAGATATAAAATAATTTAATATATCCCCTCGTAAGCATCCTCTATTAATTTATGTTCAAGCAATTGTCTTCTATGCAATTCAAATTGTATAATTTTATAATAAATTATCTCTTTGGTATCTTGCAAGTCAAAGCCAGAATATAGATCAAATTGATTTAATAATTTTTCATCATTCAATCTAGTTATATGCTCTTTCAATTGTTGTATTGATGTCATGTTTATACCTTTCGTTTGTTAATTATATTTTATATTTGTCTAAATTATTTTTAAAACTCCAACATTTATCTGACGTTTTTTTATAGTCATATTTTAAGCAAGGAGATTTAAAAGAAACAGTTAATCTAGGGTTATCACTATCAAGCATTGACGTGTCTATTTCTCCCTCATATCTTAATGGTAGATCATAGTAATCAGTATCTTCATTACCAGAATTGATAACAAAATCTAATTCTGTGTCTTCCCCATAAGATTTTAACTCTTCAATTAGTTTTTTAATTTTCATTGTTTTCCCTTTCGTTAGTAGTTAGTTAGTTTAAAGTATTCATCCAGGTACACTAGCAAGTGCATTGAAGCATAGCCAAGAAGAATAATTAAAGCTGTTATGATTAAAGCTGTATAGTCTTCACGATTAAACATTTATGCAGCCTCCTCATCTTCATTTTTATATATTTCGCTAAAGTCTTTACAGTCGCAACCCTCTAAAAACATTTCGCAAATATTATAAATAATATCATCTTGAACAAGTTTAGAAGCACCATCAAACCAATCCATGTAATGATAGTATATTTGTTCTATGTTGTTTTGTTCATCAACATATATTCTAAACTCATCAGATGGACCACCCCAAGACATTTGGAAACGCCAATAGCCTTGTTTTTGATCTTCAAAGGTATCAACAGGAACAAAGTCAAAAGATAATCCTGACTGATTTACATAGTCAAAAAAATCTTCATAGCATTCCAAGTCTTCATGTCTTTGATTTTCTGATCTTTGGTTTTTATCAATAGAAAAATATTCTCTTGCAGATTGATAATCTTCTAATCTGTTTAAATATTTTTCATTTATTAGATCAACGCATTTTTTTTCTTTAGTCATATTATAACCCTTTCAGTTGTTATATTTTGTTTTATACTATATAACCATATTGGTGTCAATAGTATGATCTTATTATTTTAAGATCCTATAACCCTAGATAATTCCAGGGTTATAAGTTATTAAAATTAAGCTGCTTTAAAATTATCAATTAAAGCGTGTACCTTTTTTGTGTTTTCTGTATCTCTTGTAACTGCTTTGTTAATGTAGGCATTCCATTTTAAGCTGTCAAAGTTTGCACAATTTTCACTCGCAAACACTTGCACAATATTACCTAAAACTATCGCACCCTCTTCAGTGCATAAGTTTTTATGGCTTTTAAACTTAGCTACTATATCAGCTAACTGATTTAAATGTTTTCTAGTTAATGACATTTTATTTCCTTTCGTTATTTGTTATATTAACCATATAGGTTATAATAATATTAATGTAAATAGTAAAAATAGATAAAAATATTAAGTTATTGAATTTAATATGTTTTATTTTTATAGCTAATATTTACGCTAATTTAAAAAGGGAAAGACAAAAAGAGAAAATTATATAAAAGAGAAATAACCTTAGATTGTATTTTAGGAATTAAACTAGATCAGCAATTGAACATAAATAGAATTAACAACGTGCAATTGTGTTAATAGATTTAAAGATCAATTAATTATATGTGCTAAATAGTTGCTATTTATTAATACATCCAATCACAATTAAAACGTGTGTTATATGTAGCGGATATGCAACATTGTGATATTAATGCAACACATTGTATTAAATACAACTATAAATATATTTCCGATAATTAAATGTTATCGGAACTATTGGCTAATAGATGATCTATTCCTACAAGCTGACATATTTTGGATAGCCAACCCCCCCTACACCCCCATAAACCGCCGCATTTTTATTTTATATATA